CCCGATTGCCCTGGCGCGCAGCAAAGCGGGGTATGCGTGCCTTGCGGTTTCGCGCGTAAAGCACAACAATGAAAAACAGCGCATCTAACGCAAAAGTCGGCGCGCCTAACGTTCGAGCTAACCGCGCCAATGACGGCGCTACAGGAGAAGGAAAATGGAAAAAAAGAAACCCGCTGGAACTTGTCAGGTTGATCGAGTAGTTAGACGCTGGGCTGTTGCTGCGCTTGTGTTGGCATGCTCTGGCTGCAGCGTCGAACAGCGCGAGGCTGGCGCCGCGCCGAAGGGCTGGAAATCGTTTGTGGCTCCAGGAAACGTCATGACATACGTTGCGCCTGTGACGATGGACGACGGCACCCGATGCGTGGTGACGTTTGGCAACAGCTCTGGGAGCGGCGTGTCTTGCGACTGGTCTAGCGCCAAGTAGCGCAGACCGCTGACGTAACCGGTATTGCGCCAGAGAAAGAGCAACCATGAGCGAAGAAATGCCGCCGCAGCCTCCTTGTCGTGCCGACGAAATCGAAAATCTCGCTATAGCCGACATAAAGGCGCATTTAATTCGACCCTGGCCACTTTCTCCCTGCAACAATGAAAAACCTCGCATCTAACGCAAAAGTCGGCGCGCCGGAACGGCGTTTGCTGGGCTAACTTTTTTTTGACGATTGATATGTGACAAAATGGCACAAATCGACCCCAAACTGCAAAAGCGCATTTCCGCGGCAATCACCGAATTTGCGGACAGGCTCAGGAATCTCGGGCTGGCATCGGGCGCCGCTGCGCTTGCCGTGCAGGACATGGCAATTGAACTGGACAAAGACGGACGCAAAGCGGCCGAATGCGCTGCGGCATCAGCGATCGAGAAAGCGCGGAGGTGATGCCGAACGCATGAATTGAGGCGCCTTCGCGGCTTTATCGCGAAGGTCGCTTCGAATGAAATGTTATGGCGCATTTTTAATAGGAAGAATTGATGAGTAAAGACGAAATAGCGAACCCGTGCAACTTACGAGCATAGTCGGCCGCCCGGCGAAATTTCTTGCCTATTCCCGCGCGCCAGGGTCAGCCACAATGACCCCCCATGACCCTGGCCATCCCCGAAACCGAACCGCTTTCTATCCGCGCCGGCGACTCCCTTGCCTGGTCGCGCTCGCTCCCCGAGTACTCCGCCGCTGACGGCTGGACGCTCAAATACCGCATTCTCTGGACAACGGGCAGCAGCCCGGTCAGCTTCTCGGCTGCCGGCGTCGGCACGCAGCACACCGTCAACCTCGCCGCGGCCGTGACGGCCGCGTGGGCCGCTGGCCGCGCCACTCTGTTTGTGTTCGTCGAGCGCCCCATTGCCGGCCCGGCAACCGAGCGCGTCTCGCTCGAAACCAAGACCATCGAAATCGCGGCCAACCTGGCCACCGCGACCACCTTTGACGGCCGCAGCGCCAACGTCAAGGCGCTCGACGACCTCAATGCCGCCATGGCCAGCTACTGCACCGCCGGACATGGCCCTGTCGCCGAGTACCAGATCGGCGACCGCCGCATGAAATTCCGCAGCACCACCGAAATTGCCGAGCTCATTGCCTACTACGAGCGCCAAGTCGCGATCGAGCGAGGCGGACGGCGAGCCGTCTATTACCGCGGCTGACCAGGAGCCCACGACATGCGCTTCCTCGACCTCCTCGCCAAGCCCTTCCGCCGCGCGCCGCGCGAAACCGCCGCCGATCGCGCCGCGTGGATCGACGGCGCCGTGCGCCACCTCGCCGCGCAGTCTCACCAGGCGAGACTGGCCTGTCTGCGCACTGCCTCGCGCAGCTTCGAGGCTGGCGAAACGCCGTCATGGGTCTCGTCCTGGGCGACGACCGCCGCCGGCATCAACGAGGATTTGCACAACCAATTGCCGGCGATGCGCGCCCGCTCGCGCAACCTGGGGCGAAACAATGAGTGGGCCAAGCGCTACCGGATCCAACTCGTCGACAACGTGCTCGGCTCCGCCGGCATCCGCCTGCAGATGCGCCTGCGCCAGGCCGCGCGCGGACGGCAGCAAGCCGCCGGCACCGCTCCCCTCGACAGCGAGGCCAATGCGCTCCTCGAAGCCGCGTGGGCCAGGTTCGGCAAGCGCGGCAATTGCGAAGTCTCCGGCCGCCTCTGCTGGAAAGAAATCGAGACCCTGATGCTGTGGTCTCTCGCGACAGACGGCGAAATCCTCTACCGATTCCGCCCCGGCGCCGGGCCGTTCAGGATTCAGCTCCAACTCCTCGACCCCACGCTGCTCGACGTCACCGTGCGCCGCGAGTACCAGGGCCGCCGCGTGCGCATGGGCGTCGAGATCGACGACGACGGCAAGCCGGTGGCCTACTGGCTGCGCGCCGCGAAAGCCGGCGACCTGGGCATTGACTCCAGCACTGTCGGCGCGCATGTGCGCATCCCCGCCGAGCAAATCCGCCACCGCTTTCTGGTGGAGGAAGTCGACCAGATTCGAGGCGTGCCGCAGCTCGCCATCGGCGCGCGCCGCCTGCACATGCTGCACGACTTCGAGGACGCCGCTGCCGTCGCCTGCTCCAACAGCGCCAAGCGCCTCGGCTTTTTCGTCAGCCCAAGCGGCGACGCGCCGCCCGGATTCGCCGATCAGATCGTGTCATCCGTCCTCGATGCCGCGCACGCCGCCGGCAAGGTGCTCACCCCGGACGAAATCCAGCAAATCACCGCCAGCGCCGAGAAATACACCACCACCGTCCCCGGCACATTCGACACCGTTCCGAGCGGCTACGATTTCCGGCAGTACGACTCGCCCTGGCCAAACATCGACTCAACCGAGTACGTCAAAAGCCAGGTGCGCGGCTGGTCCGCCGCTCAGGGCGCCTCGTATGTCTCGATCGGCAACGACCTCGCGGACGTCAATTACAGCTCGGCGCGCGTCGGCATCCTCGACGAGCGCGAGCACTACAAGGAATTGCAGTCCCGCCTGATTTCATGGCTTCATGAAGACGTTTTTGAGACCGTTCTCCCCTACCTCGCCGCGGCGACTCCCGGGCTGCAAGTCTCGAGACTCCCCGACTACCTCGCCGCCGCCACCTGGCAGGCGCGCCGTTGGCAGGGTATCGACCCAGTCAAGGAATCGCAAGCCGACGAGACCAACCTTCAGAACGGCCTGACATCGCGCAGCCGAATCATCATGGCGCGCGGCGAAGACCCCGACGAGATCGCCGCCGAGCGCGCCGCAGACGTTGCGCTGTTCGGGCCGTTGCCCACGGCGAGCGCGGCCGCTCCGGATGCGGGAGCGCCAGACCCTGATGGCGACGCTGCCGACGATAGCGTCGCCGACAAGAGGCCGCGGCGAAATTTCTTGCCTATTTCAAAACTTCGACCCGTTTGACAATCGAGGCCATGAACGATTCTGCAACCCTTGCCCAGGCGCCAGCGCGCTCTCGTGTTGTCGGTGCACTGCATCGGCATGTGCCAGCCACGCTGGTGGTCCGCGAGATTGCGGACCGCGCGGCATCGGATCAGCGCCTCGCGCTGTCGCTGTCCGTCTCGTCCGAAACGCCTTATTTGCGAGACAGCGGATGGGAGGAGCCTTGGGTGGAAATCCTCGGGCACGCCGACAGCGAGGTTGACTTGTCTCGTCTCAATGGTGGCGCGGCCGTCCTCGCCAATCACGACCGCTATGCAGCCACCGGGGACACGCCGCTGGCCATGATCGGCGCGACCGATCGCGCCTGGCTCGCCGATGGCCGGCTGTACGCCGAAATCACCCTGAGCGGCCGCGCGGGAATCGCCGACCTCCGGCAAGACATTGTCGACGGCCTAGTCCGCAACGTGTCGATTGGCTACGTAATCGACGAGCGCGTACTCACCAAAGGCGCTGGCGCCAGCGGACCGGCCGAATACCGCGTGACGCGTTGGACGCCGTTCGAAATTTCCATTGTCGACATCCCCGCCGACGCGACCGTCGGCCTGGGCCGCGCTGCCGACGACGGAGCCGCCGCCGCCGCTCAATACCGAATCATCGCACTCGATACCACCACGCCCGCCGAGGGCGCCACCACCAGGAGCCACACCATGGACCAAGCCACCGCCCCGGCGACCGAACCCGCCGTTACCCGCAGCACCAGCAAGCAGCCCGACGGCATCGAACTCGAACGCGCCCGCGTTCGCGAGATTACCGCCGTCGGCCGGCAATGGAACCTGCCCGACCTCGCCGAAAAGGCGATCGACAGCGGCATGGATGCCGACGTATTCGCGACCAAGGTGCTCGCGCACCTCAAGGACACCGGCACGCTGCGCACCGCCGAAAGCCCGGAGATCGGCATGAGCACCAAGGAAGCGGAGTCGTTCAGTTTCTGCCGCGCCATCCTCGCCGCCAGCGACCCGCACCACGCCGCCACGCTCGCCCCGTTCGAGCTCGAATGCTCGCGCGCCGCGCAGGACAAGCGCGGCGACTCGCGCGACAAGATCCGCGAAGCCGCCATCACCATCCCGGTTGACGTGCTCATGCGCGGCATTGCCCTGCCCGCAGACGCCTACTCGCGCGCCGTGGAGCTCATGCTGCAGCGCGCGCATCGCCCCACATTCAACCGCGG